ATCACTTGTTCCTGTTCCAGGACCGTTTAACATTCCTTGAGCTCTTCGTGCATCTTCAGGAAAACCTCCTTCAGCTAACATAGCAATACCACTCATTTTCTTTAATCCATTAACAGGTTCGTTCACCATACCACCTTGAGCAACTTGTAAAGGATTAACAATGTTTGATCCAGCAAAATACGAGGGAGCATAATTAAGTGATCCTAATTGTCCAAAATCTCCTGGATAAACATTTGTATCTACATACTCTTCTTCATCGTCTCCGCCCATGAATGCATTGAAAAGTTGCGGTGCTTGTTGTGCTAACATGAGACCAGCTAACACTCTTGATTTACTGTATCCTTTTGTCGGATCACCCTCTTCTCTAAAAAGATTTTTTGCTGTTTCAAAAATTCCTTTTTTTACTTCTGGTGTCTCGACTACTTTTCCTGCCGTTTGTCCTAGTTCTGCAGCATTTGAACCGCTAAAAACTTGTTGACCTGTATTTGTAAATTGAGGAGCAGCTCCTCTGAATAACGTACCTAAACCACCTTCTTGAATACCTTTAAAGATAGAACTTCCTAAAGATCTACCACCCGCTTGATTTCCTAAATTAAATGCTTGCGTTCCTTTACCAAGTCCCGCTAATCCTCCAGCCATAATACCTGACATTAACGCTTGCCTTGGATCTTGTCCTCCTATCAAACCACCTGCTGTTCCTGCCGCTCCTACTAATAAAGGACCTGCACCAGGAATAAACGATGCTGCTATAGGTAAAAGAACAGGCGCTGCTTTTTTTATTTTTTTAAATAACTTTTTAAGAAAGAATTCTGGTTGACCTGTGACTGGATTGATTGAGTTAAGATTACTACCAACAATATATTCAGCCGGATTAATACCGAGTTTTGCCATAGAGGAAAACACTTGATCTCGAAGTTCTGGGTTTTTATCAAAAACCTCCATCGGAATGATGGTTTCACCTGTTGCTACGTGAGCAATAGTGTCATCTTCAAAACGTCCTAATTCGCGTAAAGCCCCGACAGCGTCTTGAAAATTAGCCAATCCGCCTTGTTGTAGTTTCAATTTTTTCATAATCTCCTAATAGTGCATCTTATAAATGTAGCAAGAAGGCAAAACTTGAAACGTGAGCCAATTTAATCCTATATTTATAGGCAAATAATTGCTATATGACAATAGATATTTACAAGTAGAAAGGAAACCATGTCAACCAAAGTAGATTTTCATGCCATCAGACCTTTTGGTCCGACTATATTAGAAGGTAAACTACCTAATAACTTAATTAAAATTCTTGATAACAGAGCTACAAAACTATTAGAGGACAAAAAATTATCAAAAGAATACGATCACTCTATGAATTTAGCAGGTAATGTTCAACAAGAAGTTCGTTATCCTAACGATGATTTAATCAGCAAAGAATTTAAACCTTTGATAGATGCTTTAGGTAAAGTAGTTCATCAATATATTTCTATACCTCCTGCTAGTGATACAATATCACCAGCATTTGTTGGATCTATGCTTATAGAATCCATGTGGGTCGTGAGTCAGTGGGCAGGAGACTTTAATCCTATGCATGTACATCAGGGTGAATTGTCAGGTGTTATCTATTTACGAGTGCCTCCAAGTTTAAAAGATGAGTATGCAAAAGAAGATCACTATCCTTGTGTAGGAGACATACATTTTATGTGTGGTCAAGCTGCAACTTTTAGTGGTCACAAACATCAAGCAACTCCTGAAGTAGGTGCAATATATTTATTTCCTTCTTGGTTATCTCATGGTGTTTATCCATTTAGAACTCCTAATGAAGAGAGAAGATCTGTTTCTTTTAATTTACATTTAAAGAAAAAAGAACCTATTAATGATTGACATTAACAAAGTGCCAATGGTCCGTGTTACGTGGCTCGATGCTCGTGATACTGAGACTGGTTGGATTGATATAAAAGAAGTTATGGATGCTCCGTTGGCCGTGTGCCAAGAAGTAGGATGGATGATTCATAATGGTGAAGAAAAAATAATTATTATGCGTTCGTATAGCAAAGACAAAGATGACATTACAGGGGGCGGTGCTATTGCTATACCCAAAGGTTGGTTAAAGAAAATAGAATATTTAACAGTAAGCTATAGTGAATCCTAAAATATTTATTGGAACACCTTGTTACGGCAATATGTTGACAGCCGATTATTTTAAAAGCTGTCTACAACTTACGGCTTTAGCGGCTAATAAAAAAATAGAAATACAATTTGGAACTATTGGTAATGAGTCTTTAGTAACAAGAGCTCGAAACACATTGGTGCAATTATTTATGGATGACGCACAATATACGCATCTTTTATTTATTGATGCTGATTTAGCTTTTAACTCTGAGTCAGTGTTTCGTATGTTAGATTTAGATGAAGATGTAGTGACAGGAGTATATCCACGAAAGGTAATTGATTGGACCAAGGCAATCAAAAAAGTAAAAGAAAAACCAAATATAAGTGAAGATGAATTACATGCAGCATCGTTGCAATATAATTTAAATGTTAAAAATCCAAAAAATATTATGGTTAAAAAAGGTTTTATAGAGGTATTGGACGGTGCGACTGGTTTTATGTTGATAAAAAGAAATGTATTTAAAAAAATGGCATTGGCATACCCTCATTTAAGATTTAAATCTGATCAACATTTGGGAGATCCTCACGACAAAACTTTTGGATATCACGACACATCTGACTGGAACTATGCTTTTTTTGACACTATGATAGAGCCTGATACCAAAAGATATTTATCCGAAGACTATGCTTTTTGTCGTTTATGGCAAAAAATAGGTGGTAAAATATATGCTGATATTGCTAGTGGCATGACACACATGGGCAATTACTCATTCAAAGGTAATGTAGGAACTCAATTCTTGCCACAAAACAATAAATAATTTAGTATACTCCGACATGAAATTAGTCGATTTAAAGTTTCAACCAGGTATAGATAAACAAGATACTGCTTATTCAGCAGGAGATCAACGTAAGTATGTTGATTCTGACTTTGTTCGATTTCACTATGGTAAACCTGAAAGATGGAAAGGTTGGTCCTATCTGCCAAATCCAAATAAAACTATTGTGGGCGTGGTCCGTGATACGCATAGCTGGATTGGTTTAGACGGAACCAGATACCTTGCTTTAGGTACAGACAGAAAATTATATATTTATTCTGATGGCGCAGTAACTGACATAACTCCTATTAGAAGCACAGACGCACTAACAAACCCTTTTACTACAAATGGTACAACAACTGTTACCGTTACGGATGCAGCTCATGGAGCACAGATTGGTGACTTTGTTACTTTTGATTCATTCTCTGCAATAGATGGATTAGATATGAATAACGAGTTTGAAGTTATTACAGTTCCTTCTGCTAGCACATATACAGTAACTCATACAAGCACAGCTTCTGGGTCAACATCAGGTGGTGGCGGATCTGGAAATGCTAATTATCAAATTAGAACAGGACCTTCTACATCTACTTATGGTTATGGTTGGGGAACATTGTCTTGGAATACCAGCACATGGAATACGCCAAGATCATCTTCAAGTGTTGTTGTAGACGCAAGAAACTGGTCTTTAGATAATTTTGGCGAAGATTTAATTGCTACTGTTTTAAATGGTGGAACGTTTGTTTGGGATACATCAGGAGGTACAAGTAGTAGAGCAACAACATTATCTAATGCCCCCACTGCTTCACGATTTAGTTTAGTATCTACCGATACAAGGCATTTATTAATTTTTGGCACAGAAACAACAATAGGCAACAGTGATACGCAAGACGATTTATTATTTAGATTTTCTGATCGAGAAGACGCAACAGATTACACACCTGTATCAACTAATGAAGCAGGTTCGCTTCGTATATCAGACGGATCAAGAATAGTAGGTGCTGTTAAATCATCAGGTCAAATACTTGTATGGACCGATACATCTATGCACGGTATTCAATTTGTTGGCACACCTTTTACTTTTGGTCTTAGACAACTTGGTGCTAACTGTGGGTTAATAGCTCAACACGCAGCAGTAGAAATAAATGGTAGATCTTATTGGATGTCTGATAATGCTTTTTATCTTTATGATGGTGTTGTCAAAAAAATGCCATGTTCTGTACAGGATTATGTGTTTGATGATTTAAGTTACACAAATAAAGCTGATATAGCTTGTGGTATTAACGCCGCATTTAATGAAATTATTTGGTATTACCCGTCAGCGAATGCTACACAAATAGACAGAGCTGTAGCCTACAACTATCTAGAGAACACTTGGTATACTACATCTCTTGCAAGAACTACTTGGCTAGGTGCTTATGTTTATGAATTACCTATTGCTACAGAATATAATGCAAGCTTAACAGCAAATAATTCTACTATACTTGGGTTAACTGCAGGTGCTTCGTATGTTTATGAGCACGAGAGCGGTAATAATCAAGCAGATGGCACAGCTATTTCTGCTTTTTTAACATCAGGTTCTGTTGAAATAGCAGACGGTGATGAACTTATGTCTGTAAGTAAACTTGTACCAGACTTTGATAATTTAACTAATACCATGACAGCTACATTGACATTAGAACAATATCCTCAATCGGCAAACAGTGTTACTACTACTGGATCTATTTCTAATACCACAGAGAAAATTGATATAAGAGGTAGAGGAAGAGCAGTTAAAATTAAATATCAAACAAACGCTGTAAACGATACTGCTTGGAGATTAGGGTCAACAAAACTACAACTTAGACCAGACGGAAGAAGATAATATTAAAATAAATTTTTTATGTTCTATGCCTAGAGCAGGCAATACTTTGCTAGGTTCTTTACTTAATCAAAGTGATGACATAAAAGTTACAGCAAACAGTGTTGTAACAGAATTAGTTCATCGTATTTTAACCTTACAGGATTTTGCACAATACCAAGAATTTCCAGATTATACCGGAGTACACAACGCAGCTAAACAAGCATTTTTTTCCTATTACAAACATTATAAGTGTAAACATGTTTTGGATAGAGGATCTTGGGGCACGGAAGCAAATTTACATTACTTGAGAGAATTAAAATTAAACACTAAATTTGTAATACTGTATAGACCTGTCTTTGAATGTTTAGCCTCAACTCTTAAAATTATGAATGTTGAAGAATCACGTAAAGAAGAAGTGTGTAATTCTTTATTAAGAAGAGATCATAACATAGGAGTGTCTATATGGAGTATTGAGAATATACTTAACTCAAAAGAAAAATATAAGATTATTACTTACGATCAACTAATAAAGTCCCCTAAAAAAACAATTTTTAAAATATTAAATTTTTTAAATGTACCTGAATATAGAATAAAAACTAAAGACTTAAATCAATTTTCTATACAAAATATAGAATATAATGACCCTATTGCTGGATGGCACCATATTAGAACCAATAATATTAAAAAAAATCCTTATGATTACTTGTCTTTGATACCAGATAAAATAATTGAAAAATATGAAAAAACCCATATTATGTTTGATAATTTAATTAAGAGTAAAAATGGCTAGAATAACAATCACACGATTACCAAATGCGACTCCAGAATATGATGCTAGTCAATTTGATCAAATGATTCAGTTACTAGATCAAATAATTTTTTTACTTAATACAAACTATCAACAAGATTTAAAAAACGAATCAGAGTCGGAGGCTTTTTTCTTTGGCTAATACATTTAAAAGTGCAATGGTAGATGTAACTACTACAAATTTAACAACTGTCTTGACAGTTCCCACGGCTGATCCTGGTGCAACGCCACCCGTTCCGCCTACTACGGATATAGTAAAATCTCTTTTAGTTTGCAATGATTCTGGTTCAACAACTTTAGTTGATGTTGAAGTTGTTAGAGGCGCTGCAACTTTTGAAGTATTCAAAGCAAAGAGTGTTGCTACAAACACAACAACAGAATTATTGACTCAACCTTTAGTTTTGCAAGAAAGTGATATTCTTAAAGTTCAAGCTAATGCTGCCAATCAAGTGCACATTATAGCAAGTTTTTTAGAGATTACGAAAGGACAACTCTGATCAATCTTCATTCGTTATTTATTACTCCCGTATTTTCATTACAATTAAAAGGCCACGAACATCTTATTGATAGCATATATCAACTACGAGAAAAAGATGAGATGGGTATGCCACGATCCAATGTCGGTGGTTGGCACAGTCATGATGAAATATATGATATTAAAAAGTTTCGTCCTTTAGTTGGTGATATATTAAAATACTCTAAAGATTGTTTTAATCACCTAGATGTCAAACACAATTATGTTCCTGAGATGACTGGCATGTGGGGTATGATAAATCCATCAGGATCACGGAACAATGTGCATACACATCCATATAACTATTTATCAGGAGTATTTTATCTTAAAGCTCCTAAAAAGTGTGGAAATATTGTGTTTCTAGAGCCTAAACCACAGTCAGAGGTGCTATCACCCCCTAAAACAGATAAAGCTTCTATACACCTCGCTCACAGCGTACAATGGGAGCCTGTTGAAAATTCCTTGATTTTTTTCCCATCTTGGTTACAACATGAAGTACAAACAAATAATTCTGATGAAGATAGAGTTATCATCAGTTTTAACATAAATTGGAGAAACGAAGATGCCGATAGTTGAACCTGCTGAATTACTAGGTCACATTACGACTGAAGACGGAAGAAGAATTCCTCATTATAAAGTAAAAACTGAAACAACAATTACACATATAGATACTGGTGCTGAGTATAACTCAGAAGCAGAAGCTCAAGCTGATGTTGATAACCCAGGAACTTCTACAACTGCTGAAAAAATTAAAAGAGATGTAAAAATATTTGCTCCTTCTTTAGCAGATATGTTAGGTTCGACCCCCGAATAATTAAGCGCTACAAGCTTCACATTCCATATCAGAATCTAAACCAGTTACCATAACTGTTGCATCGGAGTTATGTGGTTTACCTTGAATTGTATGTATATGTGGCACGTTTCGGTGTTCTAGTAGTTCTTTGTGTAATTTTTCGTTTTCTCTTTCCACTGCTAATAAACGTTCGTGGTAACGACTCACCTTATCAGCAAGGGTAGCTATAGCCTTCAATACTTCTTGATTTTCCATAATATCTCCTTGATTTATAATT